ATTTAAAACAGCATATCCAAGTCAAAAACGAGTACGATAATATCACACCTCCATGGTGGAGGTAATACCGAACATAAGATAATAGGCAGATAAGCATTTGCCCTGCCGAAAAGTCTGTTGTGACCCTTTATGGATAATCACTAGGTTATTGTGATCTAATTTTTTCATAATGGTAACAATATGGCTAATTTTTATGATATTGAAACGTCTTATGTACATCGGTATTCTTCTGATGTATTACATGCGCTTCAACAAAAAACATCCCGGTTACGGAATTTTGTAACCAATAAGCCAGACTGTCAAGGTGTTGCCGAGTTCATTGATAAGATCGGAACTAACGAAGCACTAGACAAAGTTGCACGTTTTGCAGATTCACCAGTACAAGCAATATCCCATCAACGTAGGAGAGTATCAGCACAACCTAAAAATGCTGGATTCTTTGTAGAAGGTTTTGACACTCGTAGAATGAACTATGATGTGTTCCAACCTTATGCAGAAGCTACGTCAATGGCTATGGCTCGTAAGATGGATACTGTAATCATTGATGCCGCATTTGGTTCTGCTTATGAATCAGATGGTGGTGTAATGGACGGTGCAACCGAAATAGTTTGGAATGACACTAATTTCCCAAAACAGTTCATTGGTGTTGATTTTCAAGTAGGGACTGCAACTGTTGACTATAGTGGTATTGATAACTCTGCTGGTAATCGTAGAACATTATCAATCGACAAATTGTTAAAAGCTCGCAGAATTCTTTCTGAAAATGAAGCAGATCAATATGATGAAGGTGGTAATCCCCTTTATTTTATTGTGTGTTCTGCGGCTCAGATAGAGGCTCTACTGCACTCAGTGACAATCCAAAGTGCGGATTATAATAATATTCGTGCATTGGTTGAGGGACAAACCAATTATTATGCTGGATTCCAGTTTATTAGGCACGAAGGTATGCCTACAACTGGTTCTAGTGATACGCTGACAGAGCAAGTGTTAGCATTTCATCCGCAAGGTTTGGCTTTTTGTTCTTGGGAAGAACCTATAACTGAAATTGAGCGACGTTCTGACAAATCGTTTGTTCCATATGCATATTTTGAAATGGATATTGGAGCAACTCGGGTTTGGGAAGAAATGGTCATTCAAATTGACTGTTTCGTAACAGCTTAACCCCAAACTATGAAAGGACAATATGGCTAACGTATATGCAGTAGATTATGCAAAACGATTTTCAACTGTTCCAGCAAAGCTAACTAATGTAGCTACGCAGGGCGGTAGGATGCGTGTTTTGTATGATACTTACACAGTAGTAACGGCTACAGCCCAAAATGATGTTTTATATCTCGGCAGACTTCCTGCTGATTGTAAAGTTTGGGATGTGGCACTACATTTATCTGCAACATTAGGTTCTGGAACAACCGTTGATTTAGGCTGGCAAGCTGTATCTGCAACCGCTACGGCGGCAAATACAGACCTTGATGGTTTTCTTGACGGAGTGGATGCAACAAATGCAGTATCTTACTGGAAAAGTGGTGGAGCAACTACCGCTTCTGGTAATAAAGGTATTGCTATTGCTCCTGTATCTATACCTGATGAAGCAGATATAGTTGCAACTTTGCTCGGTGGTGATCCAGCGGCAGATGCTGTAATAACATTTCTGTGTCATTACTCGATTGATTAAAATCAATTAATAACCGGGGGTTGGGAAACTGACCCCCATTACTAACAGTTTACTATGGATAAAACTGGTATAGCTAACCTCGCCTTGAGTAATCTGGGCGAAGCAAGTATCCAAAGTCTAAGTGATAATAATGCAAGAGCAAGAGCATGTTCTTCTAGGATTGATGATGTAATTACTACAATCCTTCGTATGCATGTCTGGAATAGTGCATTAGAACGTAAGTTACTGACTAATATTGGAGAACCTATCTTTGGCTGGAACTATATTTACCAGCTTCCTGCAGATTATATCAAGGTAGTTGAAGTAGAACCTGTTTCTAAATACATTGTAGAAAAAAAGAATATTCTATCCAATGAAAAAACTTTACATCTTCTTTATGTAGCAACACCAACTGATATTAATAACTTAGATCCACTTCTTGCAGAAGCAATTGCAATGAAACTTGCATGGGAAATAGCAGAGACATTAACTAGCAAGGCAGGATTAAAACAGGAAATGATGCAGAAATATATTATTGCTTTACAAGAAGCACGATCTGCAAACTCAAAAGATAGAACTCCTGAACGTCGTGAACGTAATTCATATTATGATGCAAAGAAAGGTAGATATTCAGTTACTCATAGAACATTTAACACACCTACTTTGGGGTATGAAGTTGATATGGAAACATGGAAAACAAAATAAAGTATGGCGAAATATGAATTTCTACAACCGAAATTTACAGAAGGTGTATTAGCTAGGGCATTCCACGGAAGATCTAGTGAAGAATTCTATCATTATGGGTTAAAATCATGCAAAAACATGATTCCTACCTTATCTGGCCCTTGTGTAAAAAGACCCGGTACTAATTATATAGGTGAAGCAAAGAATTCTACTGCTACCTTTATTCCTTTCTTCAAGGATAAGGACAATACCTATATCTTGGAAATTGGTTACGCCACAGGTGTTTTTACGCTATCTTGCGTTAAAAATGGCACAACTACATTAACTACAGCTACTACAGCCGCACTTACAGTAGGAATGGCTATAAGTGGTACAGGTATTACTGCTGGAAGTACCATTACTGAAGTTACAAGTAATACAGCTTTTAAAATATCAGCAGTTGCAACAGATAGTGCAACAACTACATTAACATTTGATTCCTCATATTTAAGAATCTGGTCACAAGATCGTCTCTTAAAAAATAAAGATAGCACTCCTTCCACATTTGAAGTCGTATCACTTCCATGGTCTGCGGCAGAAGTTCAAACTCTTAAATCTACACAGAGTGGAGATAATATCTTCATATGCAGTCCTACTAAGACACCATACAGAATTATAAGAACAGTAGATTTAACTGATACTGGTACTGATGTTTGTGAAGATGGTAGCAAATGGTCACTTTCTAAATTTATATTTGTTGATGGACCTTATAGTGATATTAATATTTATGATGAAGCTGATGTAACAGCACAATATAGCTTAAAACTTAAAACTGAACCAAATCCTGCAACTGCGGCTCAGAATAAAATAATTGCCAATGTAGAATTCGATGTAACTACAAATAGTGTTATATTGATGAATCATGGGCTACAGACAGGAATGAAGGTACGTTTACTGGGTCAGGGAACAGGTGGAACTTTAACTTCTCTTACAAATGATAGTTCTACTATATTATTTACTCTTAATTCTCATGGATTGGTAGATGGAGATACAATTCAAATTCAGGCAACAACAACACTTCCAACTAATATTAATGCAGATATTACTTATTTTGTAAGAGATAAAACTGCAAATACTTTTAAACTTGCTTTAACTGATGGTGGAGATGCATTAGTATGGGCTGATGATGGAACTGGAACAATAACTTTTATACGAAGTTGGGGGAATCTTGTCAATACTGATGCTACACCAAAAGGATATGCTGGTACTAAAGATTGGTATGTTGTATCAACAACTTCAGGTTCATTTAAAGTTTCTGATACTGATGCTGGTGTACCACATGAATTCGCACTAATAGCAAATACAGATTCTCCAAATGTAAATGTATTATTATCAAGACCAAGATATAAAGCTGGTACAGATGTAGTATTTGAACAATTTCTTGCAGGAAGTGCTACATCACTTGCAATAACAACTACAGATGTAAATCGTTTAATCAGGATAAATCCTTTAGCACGACCATTAGAAGCAATAGGAGGTATCAGGTGGGCATGGGGTGTTATTAAATCTGTAGATGCAAATGAAGTAACAGTAACCCTCAAAACAGAGATATGCAATACAAGAGAAAGTACCAATGCTGACCCTGCAACTAAAGGCACTCCAGAATTCAGGTTAGGATCATTTAGTGATACATTAGGTTGGCCTCAAGTTGCACAAATATATCAACAGAGAATGGTATTTGCCGCATCAACAACACAACCTTCTACAATATGGTTATCCAAGACTTCAAATTTCTTTTCTTTTGCACCTACAGAAATTGCAGGACAGGATTCAGGTTCTTCAGTTTCAGATGGAATTGCAACAGAAATTATAACAGATTCAAATGGATTAAATTTTACTTTAGATTCAGATACTCTTGATGAAATTAAGTGGCTTGCAGAATCGAAGAAACTTACAATGGGAACTTCTGCTGGTGTTTATATGCTTTATGGTTCAGAGACAAATCTTGTTGTAACGCCATTCCGTTTTACTATTAACAGGGAAACTTCATTTTCTGCAACTGATACAATACCAATTGTTGTTTCCAATACTCTCATATATTCACAAATTGGCGGTAAGGATGTACAGGCATTAGTATTTGAAGGACAGCAGGGACAATGGTTTTCAAGTAAAATATCATTAAAAGGTTATGATATAATTAAAACTTCTGAAATTAAGAAGATGGTCTGGCAGGAAAGACCTAATAATATTATATGGTTAATGATGGATGATGGTAGATTACTGTCTCTTAGTTATGATAGAGTTTCAGAATTTCAGGCATGGGCAGAACATATACTTGCAGGAACAGATGTAAAAGTAACAGATATTGAAATGATTCCTACTGCAAGTCATGACCAAATATGGTTAAAAGTTGAACGAACAATAAATAGTGCAACAAAATATTATGTTGAAACATTAGGGAGATTCCCAAAAGAAGGTGCATTAGATAGAAACGATTATATATTTTCAGATAGTGCAATAACTAAATCCATTGCAGGAAAAGTCTTTACTGTTACTGATTCATCAGGATTGTTAGTTACAAGTGCAGATCATGGATTAATAGATACACAGTTAATACAAGTAACTAATTCTGGTGGTGCATTACCAAATACTTTAAATACTGGTGTAGATTATTTTGTAAAGTATGTAAATGCAAATACATTTAGATTGGCAATAACTTCAGGTGGAACATCAATAGGTTATCATGCTGGTAGTGGAACTCATAGCTGGAAAACAAAAGTTGTAAATGGTCATACACATTTAGTTGGTGAAACAGTCCAGATATATTATGAAGGTATGCAACATATTAATAAGGTAGTTTCCAGTATTGGTACAGTATCATTAGATCATTTTCAAGGTACTGATACTGTTATAGGATTACCATATGAAGGTGAGCTAGAAACTCTTGAACCATCTGCACCTGATAATCAATATTCATATTCTAAAAGACTTTTAAATCTGGTATTGTTAATTGAAGAATCTTTAGGCATTCAAATAGAATATAATGATCTGGAAGAAGAAATACTATTTAGATCAATGCAAAATCAAATGGGAGTAAAGATTGATTTGTTTTCTGGAAAAAGGGAACTATCATTATCTGGTATAGGATGGGAAGTGCATAACTTAAAGATAGTATCTAATGGGCCGTTTCCAATGCAGATAAATGCTCTGGTTATTGAATCAGAAACAGGAGGTACATAATGGGATGGCCTGTTGCAGTTGCAATGTTAGCATATTCGGCATATAAAGGTGCAAAAGCCGCAGAAGCAGGAGATAGAATAGGTGATGATATTGAAGCATCTACTCTTCTTGTAGCAAAAGCGGCAAAAGAAAATAAAATTGCCGCTACAAAAGAGAGTTATGCAAAGACTCTTCAAAGTAAAGATATTATATCTGGAGAAATAACAAATATACGAACACAAAGTAAATTGGCATCTGATCAAGTTACTACTGAAACTGCAGGAAGTGGTGTTGCATCAGATACAGGATCAACTCTTGATGTTCAAATGGCAGTATTAAATGAAGGAAGAAAGAACGAAGCTAATCTCTTAGCACAAATGTCGATCCAGAAAGCTAGAAATGCTTGGGAAGCACTACAAGAAAGAAAATCAATTGAAAGAAATGCAAACATGGAAATTGCAAGATTAAGAGCTAGGGCAAGCGAAGCAAGACAACAAGGAAGAGATGCTAAAAAAGAAGCATATGTAGGTGGTATTATGAATGCTATTTCTTCTTATTATAGTCATAAAAAACCAGATAAACCTGATACTTCAATTGCAGATAAGGCAACATCTAAATGAGATAATGGCAGAAATAACACAACCCAAATATCAACAGACAAGTTTTAAAACTAAATCTGCTAAAGTTGCAAGAACAGCTATGCCAAGTGGTTCTAATAAGCAATATAGACCATCTCATGAGGTACGAATGGCAGATATTGTTGCACAAGGTACTGTTAACATTATGGATGCCTATCAAGCGGCTGAAGCAACTGCAGTTAGGCTTGAGCTTGCAGACGAAGAAGTACGACTCCAGAAACATATTAGTGAACAGAAAATGAAGGTGACAAATAACTTAATATCTGCACGACCTAATGAACTGTTACCTAAAGATATGGAAGATAATTTTATTGCAGATGGACATAAGATTGGAGAAGATACCTTAACTGCATATACTGTTAGTGAAGGACTGTCTGAAGATGCTAAACAACAAATTCAACCTAGAATTGATGCCGCAAATAATACTTTCAATATTAATACTCAAAATGTATTTACGAAGGAACTGGTTGATAGATCCAAAATAGCAATTAAGAACAGAAGGAATAAAGAACTGAATGGTTTCCAAAATTATATGACACATATAACAAGGGAAGGTGTTGAAAAACCTACTGGATTATATGAGCCTAACAAAAACCAAGTGGCAGAGAATACTGCAAAACAATATGAAGCATTTTTGCAGACTGAAATAAAACATAAGAATCTTAATAAAGAACAAGCAAAGTTGATGTTGTATGAATTAAAAGAGGAATTGGCAGGAATAATATTAAGTAGACATATGGCACAAAATCCAACAGAAGCTCTCAAGCAATATACTAAAAGACCTTATATGGTTGGTGGTGTACCAGTTGATTCTGCAAGAGTTGCCAAAAACATTGATTCTCTTATAAGATCAAAAGAAAACAAAAGAATTGCAGATGAATCTAATGCATATGAAATAAGAATGTTGTCTTATGCACGAAATAATTCTAGAGAAGTATTAGATGAATATAGTGATGATATTAATGAAGAGAACCATCGTATAATGTTATCTAGGATAGCTAGTGATGATTGGGAGGGTTATGATGTTGATGAAGTACTAAGAAGCGAAGAAGATAAAAGAAAAATTGTACCAAATTATTTAAAGCTTAATAAAGATAAGCCTTACTTGACTAAAGTAATATTAGAAAAGATGGTAGCTACGGCAGTTATAGGTGAAAAAGCATTGGAAGAAACTCGTCAAAGGAAAATGTATAATTTATGGGCTGTTGAACTGGATAGTGCGCTTAATTCTCCAACTTTACAATATTCAGAACATTATAAAGTACAAAATTACAAATGGGTTGATGGTAAGGGTTGGAGGCCAAAGTCAGAGGCTATTACTGAAATAGCAAGAACATATGGAGTGGGGGATGTTGAGGTTAAAACAGCAATGATAAAGGCAATCTCCAGACATAAAACTAATGTAAAACCCGGTAGTGGCATGATCGGAGGTCATACAGCTTTTCTGAATTTTCAAGAAGAGTTATTACAATTTTGGAATGATAAGATATTTGAGGATAAAGGTATAGAAGATGCAGAAGCAAAAGCTAAAAGAGAAGGAAAACTAACAGAACCTTATATTCAGAATCCATTATATTTATCACCCGGGAAAGAACATTATCAGCAAATGAATATAGTGCAACGATATACAATAAATGCAATGGTTGCAGATTTAACGAATCTTACAGAAGATTACAGGAATACCAAGAAAATGTCTTTACCTGATATGATGAAGACATATGATTTTTGGGAAGATAGATTTCTTAATGATGATGGTACATATGAAACCCAAGGCAAAGTCTGGGAAAATATTAAAAATGTACGTTGGAATTTAAGACTTAAAGATTTACAGGAAATACCAAAAGCTACAGCGGCAGACGATCTTGGATTATTAGATAAAATGTTACAAATGCCACATGTACAATTAGATAAGGGTGAAAAAAGAAAATTCATTAATCGTTTAATATTTTTGGATGGTCGTTCTGGAAGAATATGGAAACATGGTACAAACAGGGATCATCCAGATAATTTTGTAGTTAACCGTGTTTGGGAAAATATAGAGCAAAAACATGCTGTATTTAAAGCAAGGAAAATTAAGGAAAAAGAAGCAATATTAGCGGCAAAATTATAAATAATAATAGAAGCAAAACTATAATATGGCAGATCCATTCGAAAATTATCAAGAATATAAGGATGATCACGAAGCATGGGCAAAGATAAGTAATGCTCATCTGCATTTTGCATCAAAACGAAATAAATTTATAGCCAAAGGTGATCCACTTAATATGGCAAAAGGTGCATTTCTTGATCTATATCCAGAAATGTTAGCAAATAAAAGAGTTGATGTTGCAAAGAGAATATATGAGGTATTATATGATGATTATACTCAAGCAGGTTTAGAATTAACACTAGATGCAACTTGGGATAAACGACAAATAGAATATAATTTTTTGCCATCAAGCATTGAAAATAGCAAACATAGAAGTGCATTTACTCATTTAGTTGAGCTAATGTATAAAGCAGGAGGCTTCGCTGAACATACAGATAGTAGACTGGATATTGCACAAAAATTATTTGAAGATTACAGAGTAGTTGATGTTGGAGGTAAGCAAAATCTATATTTTACTAAGCGAGAACTTAGGGAACACAGCTTTACTATAGAAGATGTATTAGATAATCTTCCTTATATAATGGTATATTTTGATAAAATGGGTTATGAATTAACACCTTTTCCTGACGGTTATGGAGATACGGAGAACCAGCAAGCAATATTAAAGAAAAAGCAAAAAGAAATAAGATCAACAGATTCAGATAACAGTATGTGGACTTCATATAGACGTACTGGAGAAGGAGGAGGTTTAGAAGTTAATATAATGGCTGGTAATCATAATGAAAGATCATTTGATGTCGTTTACAAATGGCATTATATTAAGGATGGTAAAGCAGAACCATTGGTAGTTGATAAAGATCTTATGTGGAAAATATTGATACAGGCAAAATCTACACATTTTTTAGATGCACAAAATGATCCTTATGAAATGGGTGTTGGAGAAAGAAGGAAAATGTTACCAGCAGTTTCATGGGGTTTAGGTTTAGGTCAAGATACTCTAAGAGAAAAATGGAAACAATGGTATGAATCAGGTGGTGAAATTGTAACAGATAAAAAAACTGGGAAGCCAACAAGAGAATATTCTGGACCACAAGGAGCAAAAGTATGGAGAAGTATTCCTCATGCATTACAAGAAGTTTTTGATCCAAGAAAATTTGAATATGATTATATTATTAAAACTTTATGGGAAAAATATGGAGAACCCGGGGAAAATCTATCAGATAAGGATTTTGAAGAAATGATTGAAATGGAAATACAGAATAATACTTGGACATTTCAAGAAAGATGGTTTTCAAGGATTTGGGATAAATGGTCAGACTATGTACAACCTCCCGGTAATCCTAATTGGACACAAGTGGGACATGATGCATATAAGCCTAGTTTGTCTGGAGTATATAATGCATTAATGGAAGATGAGTAGAATATGATAGTACAAGATTATTCAATTGATCAAGGTGGTGGCAGAATGGGTGAGGAGCTTTTTGCTCAAGCTATAAGAAGGTTTAAACCTAGTGTCTGGTCACAAATGGAAGAGACTTATGAAGCAGGTTTATATCATAATCCTGTAATGTGGGCTACTCAATTAATAGCTGGTGCTTTAGATGAGACTGCTGAAATTTCAAAAGAAGAATGGAATATAGATCATCCTGAATATAGAGATGGTCTTAGTTGGCATGAAGGTAAAACACAATTACAGGCAAGGATTGAATCAGAAAGATATGATAGAGAAGCTATACATTCTGGATACATGAAAAATACTGATCCATGGGATTTACATAATGTTGGAGCAATGTTTACTTCTGCATTACATGATCCACTTACTTTTATGCCTTTTGTTGGAGGATTTTCAAAATTAGGAACAATAGGTGCAAAATTATCTGGGAGATTAGGATTAACGAGAAAGTTAGGTACAACATTAAGTCCTAAAAAAGCATCATTGATTGGAGTATTAAGCAGACCTTTTAAACCTGTAGGATATTGGGCAACAGAAGCAGGATTGGCAGAAACTACTTACCAAATCATAAAAGGTGTTTCTAAAGAGTCTAGCGGAGAAGATGTTGATTATATTGGTGCATTGACAGATATAAGTATAGTTACATTAGCTGGTGGTGCATTAGGTATGTTTCCCATGGCAAAGAATTTCAGGAAGAACTTTTCAAAAGAAGAACTATATGATGCAATGGGAACTGCAATAAACAGTATGAAACAAAAAGGACATGTAAAATTGGATGGTGATGGTTCAGGTTCAGCAACTATAAAGACTGATGCTGAGATGAAAGCAGAATATAAATCTCAAATGGAAGATTTGCGTAAATCTGAAGCATATGAGACTGATGCTGATCTTCATCCTTTCTTTAAACATGCTGAAACATTAGGGAAAGATGTACTTAGTGTAGCTGAAACTCTTATTAATCAATTCAAAAGGTGTATCAGATGACAACACCCTGTAGCGATATATTAAAAAAAGCTGGTCTTTCAAAAGAAGAAAGAGAATTAATAGAAACAATGAGTCGGCAAGGTGAATCTACTTCCAAAATAAAAGAGAAATTCTTTCAAGCCATTGAAGATAATGGATTAATAGATAAAAGCGATAGAGTTAGAGAAGCTAAAACAAATGATTATTTAGAATTGCTACAAGATATTGTTTTAAACAGTAAAACTGCATATAAACGACTATTTGAACTTCTGGTTGGAGATAAGTCTGGTATTACTTCAAGAACATTAGGACGAACACAGGAGCGATTTGGATATATGGCATCTTTACTCAAAATGTCAAATAGTGATATAAAGTGGCTTTTGAACCAAGAAAAGTTTGTAAGAGATTTAATGATAGAAATGAATGATTGGAAACCTAAAAGAAAAACAGACAATAAACTTGCACATGAAGTTGCGAGTGCGCTTGTTGATCGTCAACGTATGCAAGTTGGAGAAATGAATAGTTTTGGTGCTGGAATGCATTGGCTGGATGATTATGTAACAAAACAATGGCATGATCCATTCAGAATGTTAAAGGCAGGAGAAGATAAATGGGTTAATGATATACATAATAGGCTCGATTATAATGTAACTAAGGAACGAGTTCTACGACTTCTAGATGAAAGAGGTATTAAATTAACAGAAGAATTTGACTTGAAGAAATATTTAAGAAGTACATTCAGGCAACTGACTACAAAAGAAGCAGATGATGGAATGCTTATAACATATTTACGAGCTTCAAGATCATTTGCATTCAAGGATGCAGATGCATTAATAAATTATAATACAATTTATGGACATAAAAATATGGCACATGCAATATTTGAGAACATGACATTGTATGATAATCATATTTCATTAGGTGAAACTATGGGATATGGATACACTAAAAAGATTGAACCAGATAAAATAACAAAAGAATTGGTGCAAGAAGAAGTTGTAGAAGCTAAACGTATGGGTGAACCGGGAGCTATTAAAGAAGCAGAGAAAAAATTCAGAAAGTTATTCAGGCAGGATGTAAACCCAGTTAAAGAAACAAAAATAGCAATTCAAATCTTAAAAGATAACAAGAAAATAAGTAATTACCAATATAGAAGACTCAGAGGAGCATTAGCTCAAGTATCAGGTGATGCACATATGATTGCTAGTCCTACACTTGCGAAAATGACAATGGGCTTCCAGTTTTGGCAATATTTGACAACTTTAGGTAAGGCAACTCTTGGTTCAGTAAATGATTTATGGACATCCCCACTTTTACTGCATTTTCAGGGAATAAAACCCGGAGGTGCATATCTTGGTATGATTAACCATATGTTAAGGAAAACATTCAAGCAAATACCTAAAGCAGAACGAGATATGTTGTTGAGACAGTTAAGAGTAGGAGTTGATGGAATATTTGAAAGTTATTCAAGAAACTTCATTAATACACCTAAAATGGGTGTTCTCAATGATATGACTGATAAAATGTTTGATTGGAATCTCTTGAATTGGTGGACTAATTCTACTAGAGAAGGTGCGGCAAAGATGATGTCAAATTACTTTGCTGGTAATTTAAGTTTGAATTTTAATAAACTTCCTGATAGATTTAAAAAATTAATAGGTGAATATAAGATTGGAGCAAAAGAGTGGGATTTGTTAAAAAAGATAGGTGCATTTGATGAAACAGCATTTAATCCTAAAGGTTCCAAGAAAGTTAAGTATATTACTTCTGATTGGATTGGAGAAAGAGCAGAGAAATTAGGAATTGATTCAAAAATCGCTAAACCATTACAGGAAAGTCTTAATCGTTATTATGTAATGGAAAGCAGACTTGCAATACCTGAAGCTGGTGCGGCAGAACGAGCATGGATGTATGGAGATAGTAAAAGAGGTTCTTTACCAGAAACAGGTGCAAGATTATTCTTTCAATTTCGTACATTTCAAGTAAAGTTAATTAGAGGTATGATCCCAAGAATGTATGAAATGGGACTTCCATCGTTAATGCATATAATCCCTGCACTAACATTTGGATACCTCTCAATTAGCCTTAAAAAGATGGTAGCAGGAAAGATGCCTCCTGCCTATGATGATCCTGACACTTTGACCGATGCTTTAGTTCACAGCGGCGTAGCAGGTTTTATAGGGGATTTTATAGGAGGACAGTATGGGAGGTACCAGCATGAGATTGATGAGGTATTATTGGGAAGTGCATGGTCAACAATTAAAAATTGGGGAGAATTAGCTTCCGGGTTAACTAGTGGAGACAAGAATTCATCTGATGTTTGGAAACAGTTGCGTTATAATATTCCGTATGGTAATTTATTTTATACAGAAGCAGTAATTAACTATGGATTACATTATGGTTTAATGGAAACATTTAGTCCCGGATATCTAAAAAGAATGGAAGCAAGAGAGGATGGTTTAAATGAAGGTTTTATTATGAATCCTTCTAGTGTATGGTCTTTTGGAGGTTTAAGATGATTACAACTGATATTAATAGAGCAGAATTTACAGGTAATGGAAGTGCCACAGATTATGTATTTGCTTCAGGTGGTACTAATATACCAGTAAAAAATCAAGATCATATTAAAGTTTACCTTACCAATACAGGTACTTTTACTGCTAATGCAAGTACAGAAGTATTTACTAATGTTACACTAAATGGTTCTGCAAATATTAATCATGGTCATGTAGATACCGAAATAATCAGAGTTTCTGCGGCAACTGCATTACCAGCAGGATTAATAGTAAATACTGATTATTACATTAGAGAAAAAACTTCGACAACATTTAAAGTAGCCCTTACTTCTGGTGGTGATGTTGTACCAATAACAGATACAGGAACAGGAGCTTTAACTTGGACTAAATCTCGATTAAATATATTAGGTACAGATTATACAGTAGTAATATCTGGAACTACAGCAACAGTAAAATTTACAGTAGCCCCTCCGAATACTGTTGGAATACTTCTTCTAAGAGAAGTACCATTTGAACAGAATACAGACCTTCTTAATAATTCCCTCATAGAAGCAGAATCCTTAGAATCACAATTAGATCTTATAGTTAACCAAACTCAGCAATTAAAGAACCAGACTGCAAGAGATTTAAGACTTTCAGATAATTTAACTGCAAGTGATGCAACAGAAAGAGCAGTAACTTTAAATGTTACCTCTGCAAATAGAGCATCCAAAGCATTAAAATTTGATGCACAAGGTGATCTTGCTGTATCAGATATTGATGTTGACCAATCACAGGATTACACCTTAGAGGCACAGTCATGGGCAACCCAATCTCCTGCGGCAGTTAATACATATACTGATTCTGTATCTACTCCAGTTTCTCCTACAGCATACTCTGCAAAGGAACATGCAGTTGGGGATGCAACACCTTCGTCAAAGAATTATGCAACTAAAGTAAATGGTGCAGTAACAGGCACAGATTATAGTGCAAAAGCATGGTCAGTAGGTGGTACTGGTGTTACCGAAACAGGAACAAGGGGATCGGCTAAAGATTGGGCTACAAAAGATGATGGTGTAGTAGATACAGCAGAGTTTTCCGCAAAAGCGTATGCTTCAGTAACAGGAAGTAATGCACCTACTGATGGTTCTGCAAAAGAATGGGCAACATTAGCTACAACTCCTACTACAACTGCAGAAGATGCATCAGCTAAAGAATGGGCTACTGGAGTATCTACACATAAGAATGAAGGTTCTGCTAAAGATTGGGCTATATATACCG